TTAGTCAGCCTTTGCGCCAAACAGTCCCGATTTGATCAATTCAACTGCCTTGTGGAAACCCCGTTCGCCGGACGCCTCGTGCAGGGGCATTTTTCGAGAGCTCTCATTGTTGGTGCGGCTAATGTACTCGATCACGTAGCTGAACTGGTACGTGTTCTCGTCGAACTCCAAGTAGTAGAACTGCTCATCGCCCATCTTGTCCCGATAGCCAACCTGTTTCCGCATAACCGCTCTCCAGTTGAGGTAGCGGACCAATATACCGCAATAGCCGCATCCGGCCACGGAGGGCGGCGCATGCATGGAGTACCGCAATGCAAGTCGAGACCTCCACTGTCACCAAGCTGCTGATCACTGGCGCCGAAGGCCTGGACCCGATCAGCGTCTACCTCGAAGACTTTGAGCCCTGCAAGGGCAAGATCACCGTCAGCTGCTACGACAAGACCTGGCACGCCTACTGGGGCGGTATGTGGGATGGCCTGACCATCGGCCAGTTCTTCTGCAAGCTGCACGACGCCTACATCATCGGCTACTTCGACCGGTCGCTGAGTTCTCGCCGGTTCAGCGCTGAAGCGCTGGCCGACAAAGCGCGGAAGGTGATCGTGCAAATGCGGCGTGACCGGGATCTGGACGCAGAAGATGCCCGAAGCCTGCTCGACGAGGCTGAGGATGTTCGACACACCAGCTCGCTCGATGAGTGCGGCGGCGCCCACCGCGAGTTCATGCACCGCGTGTTCGGTGACGACTGGTGGAACCTGCCTGCCGATGCCATGGAGCCCAATCCAGATTGGGCCTACCTCTGCCGCATCATCGAAACGGTGCAGCAGGCCCTTGCCAAACAGTTCCCGATAGACGCCTGACCGTCCTTCGCTGCCAGCCAGCCTCAGTCGACTGCGCGCCCGTCAACACAAGATTCAACGCACGCAACAATCGCCGTAAAGCTACCGGTGAAGCTGTGCCGAAGCTCTCTCGGCATGTCGTAGGAAAAGTGGACAAGCCAAGATCCGTCGCCCAGCAGCACAGCCTCCTGACGGTACTTATCAACCTGATCCTCATCAATGCCGAGAGCTGCTGCGATTTCCTGGTTTGTTGGCTCGCGGTCCATCGGGTATTCATCTCGTTGACTGGTATTACAATGAATAACCCAAATGCCATTAAATTGCCACTATCAGGTACAACACCGGCCAAGCCGGTGCATGCATGGAGAAAACCATGAGCGATAACCAGACCCCAATCGGCTAGGGTCGGCGGCGAACTCACAAGGGCTTCACCTTCTCCCGCATCAACACCCAGCTGTAACCCCTCTCCCCTCTATTTCGAGCAGGTCGCAGCACGAGGCGTGCTCCGGGCACCCTCAGTAGCAACCCGGCGAGCAAGGCCAACGCCCCACGCCATTGCCCTGGTCATCGATTCGCCAGGGCGAGAGTCAAAGGCCTCTTCATGCAAGGGCATGCCTGAAGGCGCATAGACCCCAATAAACATTTGCGTATTGCCTATCCGCGACAGCCGCACCTGGACATTTATGAGCGTTCCATCGTCGAGTGTTTCGTCATGAGTCCTATGGTGAAGCGTCGGGTCAGCCCAAGACCAAAAAACATCACCGCGAATTCTCATGCCGTCCTCCTACGACTTTAGTTGTGTGCGTTAACCCAACATAGCCTAACCGCAGCAGCTCGAAGCCGCATCTGAATGATTAATGATCTGAATCAGATAATTGGCTAGTACCGCTGTTCCTAACCACTTTCCCCTCTATTCACTGCCGCGATATGGCGGCCAAGGCCAACCCATGGAAATCGTACCGAGCACGACGGGCCGGGGCTTTGCCCTGCTCGAGTTTTCTGACCTTTACGGAGCGCGCTGCAGCGTACAGCTCAGCAGCCTGGTCGAGCCCGAGGCTATCTGGCTGGGCGTCGAGGATGCTGAGCCGAAGATCATGGCCAGCCAGGCGGCCGCCTTCGGCGTGGACACCAAAGCAGCAAACGGATGGGTGCCTTACCCAATCCCTGACCAGGTGCTGCTGACTACTCGCATGCACCTGAGCCGGGAACAGGTCGCGGCCTTGCTGCCGGTACTGCAGCGATTTGCAGCAACCGGCGAGGTGCGCATATGAGCGACTTGGTGAAGGTGACCGAAATGCCAGCCAGCGAGTTCCCGACCTATCTGGACGGCATGAACAAGATGATGCGCGAATGGACAGATCGCGCAGCTCGCGGCGAATGCCCATGGGTTTGCGCGGACTGTTGTTACACCTTCAAAGAAGGCATGCCAGATCAGTGCTGCCATGGATTGCAGGTGTGTACCGACATCATCAAGCGCGACAAGCTGCGCGCCATGCGTGAAGGAAACGAACCATCATGACCCGCCTCGCCCTCTGCCTCCTGCTGCTGGCCACCGGCGCCAGCGCAGCACCTTTACCGTACGGGGTTCGCGTCTTCCATGACGATGAGCAGGGCGCCACTTGCTGGCTCTACCAGGGCGTGAATCAAGGCGGCATCAGCTGCATCCCCGACAGCCAGCTCCAGGCCGGCAACGAGCGCCAGCTCTCCCCGCACGAAACACAACCCGAACCTACACCCGCTCTGGCGCCTGGGCGCTGGATTGATGAGAGGTATCAGCTGTGAGGAACATCAAGACCCGAGAAGGATATGACCTCTGGGACAAAGCGCACCAGCTCCCCAGGTTCAACTTCTGGCGCGGCGGCGAGGACGAGAAAGGAAGCGTCATACGCGTGCCAGACAAGCACGGAAACTGGGTCCACTTCGATGACCTGGCCAAGCTAGCCGACGAATACCAGGACGAAATCAACTCGCTGCGCGATCGGCTTGCCAGGCTTGAACCGAAGGCGGTGCAGCCATGACCGACCTGATCGAAGTGAAGACCGCCGACCTGGCCGGCGAGGCCTTGGGCTGGGCAGTAGGAAAGGCAGAAGGCCTGGACCTGCAACTGGCCCCGCCCGGCTACAACGGCGTGCCGTGGCGCGTGTTCGCGCGATACCAAGGTCAGGCGATCGAGCACACCAAGCGCTACAACCCGTGGGAAGACTGGGCGCTCGGCGGGCCGTTGATCGACAAGCACCACGTGCAAACGAGCTTCAACGGCAGCGGCTTCAGCCGGAGCCCGACCGGGGAGTACTGGTGCGCGTATGTGTGTAAGCCGAGTGGTCAGCAGGAGATCCCAAGCGGCGGCGGCCCTAACGCGTTAACTGCCGCTTGCCGGGCCATAGCTCAGGCCAAGCTCGGCGATACCGCCCAGGTGCCCAAGGAGCTGATTCCATGCCCAGCATGATCAAGGTGCAAACCTGCGACCTCGCAGGCAAAGCGCTGCTCTGGGCCATCGAGATGATAGAAGGTCCGATCCCGGCGGCGGACCGGCAGCTGCAGCTGCCACTGAGCGGCCACGCCATCGACGACGCGGCGGGCGAGTACCTGATCCAGAAGCACGGCATCTGGATCGATCGCGGCTACAGCTGGCCCTGGCTGGCTTGCGTATCAGGGAATCCCCTAGATCGACAGCCCGGCGACACCCGGGCAGAAGCTGCAGCCCGCGCTGTGGTGCACCACGCCCGCGGCGAAACCATCAACGTGCCGAAGGAGATGCTGCTGTGACCGTGATCCTGCCCCTGATGTACATAGCCTACCTGATCTACAAAGGACCGCGACCATGAAAGCGCGCATGACCTACTGGAACGGCTCCTGGTGGTGCCGGCGAATGGGGTGCACCGGCCAGGGCTCGACGATGAAAGAGGCCTGGGACGACATGTGGAAGCTGTACTTCGAAGCCGTCCGTCCTGCTCGCCCGCAAACCTTCCATTCGCCGCGCGTCCGCTGCGGCTGAATAGAGCTCACCCCTCCCCCTACTACTCAAGCCCGCCGACATGCGCGGGCGAAGGATTCCATATGTCTGATATTTGTTTCTCCGTAATGGAGTGGATGGCCACCGGCCGCGTCGGTGCAAGCTCGAAGGCCATGGCCTTTGCGGCGTGCGGCCTTCAAAACGACGGCAGCTACCCGCTTGATCCCGACGATCTTAACCGGTGCTTGATGTTATTGAAGACCGTACCTGCAATCCGCGAGCACTTCGGCAAGGTTGCCGCTATCGGTGAGGTCTGGGCTCGCCTGATCGAGCGCTGGAATGAGATAGAGGAAAGCTTCCTGGGCGAGGCAGGCCTCAACTGGGAGAAAGCCGCTAGCGCCCCGAAGACCTATGCGCTCATGAAGCAGGTCATTGGCGAAGAACCTGGCGTTATCACCCTAGGCAGCGGTGTTTCAATTCGTTTCAGCTGACCACCAACCTGCCGCCACCGGCGGCGTAGAGACCATCCATGAACCTGATCGACTGCTACGTCACGAAGATCCTCGGCGAGCCGTACCGAAAGTTCGGCCACTGGTGGGTATCGGTGGAATACACGGCCGAGGGCTGGCCGGGCACCAAAGAAATCATGTTCCGCACCGAGGAAGCCGCCCGGGCGGCGCAGGTCGGATACCACTTCACGGCCTGAACGGCATGGAGAAAGACATGGCGAATGCCACAGCAGCAAAGCCCTCAAGCATTCAGCCGCGGTTCATCCGGTTCGGCGATGCACCTGGATATCTCGGCATGTGCCGGGATGAGTTCAACAAGACGGTCAGGCCGAACGTGCGGGAATTCCCCATCGGCAAACAGGGCGTGGCCTTTGACCGCCAGGAGCTTGATGAGTGGGCGGACGCCTACATCGAAGCCAAGGCGATTGAAAAAGCCACCGGACAGGACAACAATCGGCCCCGCAGCGAGCGCCGAGGAGATGATACATGGCGCGAAAAACGATCACCGGCCTCTACGAGAAGGGCGGTGTCTGGCAAATCGACAAAGTCTACAAAGGGGAGCGAATTCGAGAGAGTACTGGAACTGGTGACCGGGAAGAAGCAGAGCAGTACTTGATCCACAAGCTCGAGCAGATGCGTCAACGGAAGGTGTACGGCGTTCGGCAGGTGCACACCTGGGAGGAGGCGGCAATGCGCTACCTCCTTGAGGTCAAGGATCAGCCCTCCATTCACCTGACTGCCTTGTGCATGAAACAGCTTCACCCGTACCTGGGCCACCTACCGCTGACGCACATCGATGACCAGGCGCTGGAGCCGTTTATCAGGGATCGGCAGACAGAAAAGGTTCTGCCGGATGGGACCATTGAAAAGGCCGTGAGCAACCGGACGATCAACATCGCCATCGAGCGCGCGGTCCGGGTTTTGACGCTCTGCGCCAGGAAGTGGCGAGACGATGATCGCCGCCCATGGCTGGACAGTGTACCCATGCTGAGAAAGCTCGAAGAGAAGAAGTCGAGCCGCAAGCCCTACCCAATGTCATGGGAAGAGCAGTCGATCCTCTTCAACGAGTTACCGGGCCATCTGCAAACGATGGCCCTGTTCAAGGTAAACACGGGCTGCCGGGAGCAAGAGGTGTGCAAGCTGAGGTGGGATTGGGAGATATCGGTGCCGGAACTGGGAACCAGTGTTTTCCTGATCCCTGCTGACTTCGGCGGGAGACACGCCCGGTCTGGCGTAAAGAATGGCGACGAGCGCCTGGTGGTGCTGAACAACGTGGCCAAGTCGATTATTGAAAGGCAGCGCGGGATCAGCAAGGAATGGGTATTCCCATACAACGGCACAGCGATGCACCGGATGAACGATTCGGCATGGAAGAAGGCACGGGTGAGAGCGGCGAAACTCTGGCAGGAGGAAAACCTTCGCCCCGCTCACCCTGGATATGCCTCGATCAGGATTCACGACTTGAAGCACACCTTCGGTCGACGACTGCGGGCAGCAGGCGTTACAGAAGAGGATCGGAAGTCACTGCTCGGGCACAAGAACGGCAGCATCACCAGCCACTACTCCGGCGCTGAGCTGGGCAAGCTGATTGAGGCTGCGAACATGGTATCAACAACTGACTCTCGCGGGCCGGTGTTGACGATCTTGAAGAGGAAAATCGGATGA